GAAGCAGCTACTTCAAAGGCACGTCTTTTTGTGTTCCATACCGAGCGATTTCATTAACTTATGGCGGAACAGAATTCGGTACGGTACTGCACTCTTCTGGGGGAACCTCCCATAGCGCCCCAATCCTTGCGTCGTTGGCAGCGGATATGTTAACGATTGACCCCTCGCTATCTGTGAATGATGTTGTGCACATTATGTCAGAGCACTGTATACCGGAAGAACTTCCGATTGGTGCAACACGTTATGGACATGGTATACCACAGTTTATGCATATCCTTAATGCAGTAGTCGATAACATGACGACGGGGGGGATATGGGTCCCGCCAAACGAAATAAAGACCATGCGTTACGTTGATAGCACAGGAGAACCGCATAACGTTGCAGCTGTTTATGCTCCGCGCATAGACGGTACGCTACGACAAATATGGGGTCCTACTGTCCAACTGTGAATTAGGAGTGTGCTTTTATGTTAAGCAGAGCAGAAAAAGGATTTATCCTCACACACAAGGTTTTATCGTATATCGTCCAGAACATGAGCAATGTAGAAGACACAGAAGCAGGGATGCTCGCAGATTACTACCCCTCGTTTGAGTCGTTGATCGGCGAAAAGCTAGACAAATGGACCCGTTTCAAATGGAACCCAGTCGATGCTGATGGAAACCCTATATACAACGAACGCGGATATTCAGAGCTTTGGGCGACATCGGGCAACAACACCACGGTAACGGCAGGACAAACACCAGCTACACACCCGAATCTATATGAGCCGGTCTGCCGCGTAGGGGGATTACTATACTGGATTAAGCCCCTTAAAGCCGGCGACGGGTACAACATCGGGGATAGGTGCTACTGGAGCGGCAAAAAATACGAATCTCTTATAAATGACAACATGACAGAACCGGGAACAACAGCAGGCGCAAGCTCGTGGAAGCAAATATAAAACCGCCACAAACACAAGGGCCGTTTTATATGCCCGGAAGCGAGGAGGACGCGCAATGCTAAAAAAAATAAACTCAAGATCACCGCCAATGCAGACATTTAATGACGGAGTCCTGGCGATATATGCGATAGAGCGGCACCCCGACGGCAGCGAAACGTTGACACCCAAACACGAGTTATTGCGCTATGACGAGAGGACGGTGGGAATAGGGCGGTACTACCGAGCAAAGCATGAAAACGCGGAGATAACCCGGGTATTGCGCGTACCGCGCCATAATGACATATCTACGCAAGACGTCGCGGTGGCTACAGACGGGCAACAATACAACATACGTCAGGTGCAATATCCAAAAGAAGCGACGCCGGCGTGCTGTGATCTGAGCGTGGAGAGGGTGACACAAAATTATGACATTGAACGGGCTTGAAGAGCTACTAAAAAGCATCACGCCAAACGTGTTTTACGTTGAAGCAGAAAAAGCGCAGCCGCCCTATATCGTTTATGACGACTACAGACTCAACCAAATGCACGCCGACAACAAACCGCTGACAGGCGCGTGGCGCGTCCAAGTGGACTACTATACAAAAAACCGCAATGATAATAATGGCGACAATATTGCAAACCTGTTGAGAGACAGCGAAATCCCTTACAGACGCTCAAAGACATATGACCCGGATGTGAAGTGGGTCCGCCACATTTACGACTGCGAACTCGTAACAAACGGTACCGAAGATGGCCAGGTTTGAATATGACGCGTCGCAGTTAGATGGCGATATAGTAACGCGGCTAAAAGTCGCACACGATGTTACAACTAATCAAGCGTTTGAACAAATACTAGCGCAAGCCAGCGAACGCCTTGCGGAATATTTCCGCGGCGAGCTACAAGTGTTAGGGCTCAACGACACAGGGCAGTTAATAGATAGCGTAAAACCAACAGATACAAAAACAAGCAAAGATGGCGCCAAATACAGGGACGTATATCCGCAAGGTAACCGGGAAAAAGACGGGAGAAGCAAAGTCGTTAAAAATGCCACGGTCGGCTTTGCTCACGAATACGGCGTACACCGCGCGCCACCAAACGAATCCACACCCGCACAACACTGGATGAGCAACACCGTCGACAACGTGGCAGAAGAAATACTAAATATTATCCAACAAGGCGTTGAAGAAATATTAAAAAAAGAAATAGGAGGATAAACCAATGACAGAAAATGAAATAGGCCAACCACTCCCGACCATAGGCGTGGACAAATTTTATTTTGCGCCACTGATAAAGGACGAGCCTGATGGCACTATAGAGTACGGCGAGTCGGTGAGGGTGCCCGGGCTTGTGCACATTACGTTTAAGCCCAATTCGGTGTCAGACACGTTTTACGCGGACAATGGACCCTATACAAGCGCCGCGCAAACCGGTGACATTACCGTGGACGTCGACCAGGCTGATATACCGCTTGCACTCCGTGCGATGTGGTACGGGCAGAAATACGAACACGGCGTGCTCGAAGAGGGGCAAATAAACCCAATAGAAATGGGCGTTGGCTACCGCGTCAAAAAATCCAACGGGAGCCACCGCAACATATGGCTGCACAAGGGCAAGGCGATATTGCCGGATGAAGACGCTGTCACACAAGGGAGCTCGGTCAACTTCCAAACCAGCAAAATCACGATAAAGTGTTCAATGCTTGTTGCCAACGGGAAATACCGGCGCGTTGTTGACGATGACAGCAAAGACTTAGCGGAGGGCGTCAACGCCGAAACAATAGAAAAACACTGGTTTACGAGCCCGCTGTGGGACTACACAAAGGCTCCTGACGAGGATACCGGCGAGGACCCCGGAGGGGACCCTATCGAGGACTAATAGATAGTGAGGGCTATCTATTAGTTGACGGTGACGATCTGATATTAACCGCGCAAACCGGCACAACAGAAGAGCCGGATCCGGACGATCTTACAATCGTTGAAGAGCTGTTAAAAAGCGCGCAAACGTTACTTGATATGTAGGGGAGCAAAATATGTATATTAAAACCATAAAGCCATACAAAGACAAACACACCCTTGTGCTGTATGGCGTAGACATGGTGCGCGAGGTCACAAAAAAGCGCGCGAATGAGCTTATTGCCGGCGGGTACGCCGTTGAATCAAAAGACGACGGCGATCAGAGAAAAGACGGCGCCCCGGCCCAAACATGAATAGGCTCAAACTCACATACAAGGGCAATGTCATCCTATCCAACGCGTTTAATATGATGGCATGGCGCGTGATGTATGACGCACTATCAGCCGGAGTAACGCCAATAAATGTAGATATTGCCACGACCACTGGAATGGTGGCAATGTTTGACGGCACGATGATTACTGCCGATGTGATTACAGGGTGGCGCGAGCTCAACAGCGAAGAGTTGAGGCAGGCGCGTGATGCAATAATCGACTGGTATATGGACGTAAAGCCACATAACGCTGAGATCATCGGTGATGTTCCTGAACGCCCGATACTAAGCTTATACCACAGCCTGCTATCAAACCACCTGCCGAGCGAAATTGACAAACAAGACCCGCAACTATTATTTGATGTTGCCTACGCAAAACCCACAAAAACGGTCAAAGCGGACAACATCCCGGAGGCGTACAAAATATTATATGGGCGGTAGGTGTTAACTTTGTCAGAGTATGTAAGGCTCGTAACAACGCGCCTCAAGCTTGACGGCGAAAAAGAATATAGTGATAGGCTCAAACAAATATCGCAAAATATGCGAGGACTTAGTTCCGAGCTTGTTAAGCTGACCGCCGAGTACGACGGTCAGCTTAACAGCTATGAGGCGCTATCTAAAAAAGGCGACATTTTAAATCGTCAAATGGACGAGCAGACCAAAAAACAAAAAGTATACGCCGACGCGATACAGGAGGCAAGCAAGCGCCGCGACGAGTACAATCAGGGCGTCGCAAATACAACTGATAAAATAGCGGCGGAAGCCCGGGCAAACGGCGAAAACACGGAAACTTATAAAAAACTCACCGACGAACTAAAATCATATCAAGAAGCTGCGGCGCGGGCAGGGAACACAATAGCGGAATATCAAGCTAAGTCCAACTACGCCGACAAAGACGTCGCCAAGCTCAATAAAACGATTGAGGAAAACAAAAAGTATCTCCAAGAGGCGGAAAAAGCGGCGGACGGGCTTGCAACGTCGATTGACGGCTACGGCAAGGCTGTAAAACAAGCCGCTGAGGAAAGTGAAGATTTTGGGCAAAAAGGGACGGAGGCGATAAACGCGCTGGCTGCCGCGCTTGCAGCTGCCGGCGTCGCCAAAACCGTAAAAGAAATAGCGGACATGCTCAAAGCTTGCGTAGACGCATCAGTAGATTTTGAGGCGGCTATGTCCGCAATTGCCGCAACCACCGGCGCGTCGGCATCCGACATGGACCGGATGGGAGAATCGGTTCGTAAAGTCGCGCTGGATACTGGCGAATCCGTTACAAATCTGGCGCGCAGCGCAAAAGACCTCGTTGAGGTCGACGGCGACGTAGAACTTGCGATAAGCCAGTTAGTGGCGGGCTCAAATCTTGCCATAGCGACAAACACCGACATGTCCAAGACATATGACTTTTTAAGCGCGGCAATGAAAACATTTGCCCTTGATACAAGCGAGACAGAACGGACCACGGGCAGTTTTGCGTACACAACAGCAAAAACAAATATAAGCTTAAGCCAACTTGCAGACGCTTATGTTAACGCCGGGGGCGCAGCCGCAAACGCGGGATTTGACATAGATCAGGTTAACGCCATCCTGATTAACATGTCAGAAGCGGGGCTAAAAGGCGGCGCCGCCGGTACGGCGCTAAATGGCATGCTCAGAAACTTATCAGCGCCGACAGAAAAGGCAGCCGGCGCGCTAAAAGACCTAAATATTGAACTATATGACAACAACGGTGCAAGCCGCGAAATGTTTGATATTATGCGCGAACTGGAAAGCGCACTTGCTGGGCTAACCGACGAACAGCGCAACCGTTATCAGCAAACGATATTTGACAATGTAGCGCTCAAAGCGTGGAACATGGTCACGGCTCAGGGCGTTAGCGATGTAATTCACCTCAGCAATGAGATATCAAAGTCTGCGCAATCATTCGGTGGTTTTGACAAAGCCGCGATGATGGCGGGCGTGGCGTCAAACAACGCAGCCGGCAATATAAAAAAGATGGACGCCGCAGTAAACGAACTAAAACTATCAATAGGGGACGCGCTAATCCCGGCAACCAATAACCTCGTCAGCGCGGGCACAAATGTCACAAAGTGGGCAAGCGACTTTGTTAAGGAAAACGAGTGGGTAGTACACGCCGTAACAGCATTAGGGGCGGCGCTTACAGTGACGAGCGTAGCAGTAGGCGGATTAATTGTTGTTGTCAACGTGCTAATACCTGCGGTAAAGGCGCTCGGGGCCGCTATGGGTGGATTGCCTATAGTGGGCATTGTTGCGGCCATAACTGCCGTAGCAGCGGCGATAACGTCGCTTATAGTAACGATCGGCAGCGGCAAAAGCGATCTTGACGAGTTTCGCGACTCCATGCAGGCCATTGCGGACACTCAAGCAGCGGCAGAAAAAGAAACGCTCGCAATGGTTGCCGTATCGGAAAAATATATTAATCGCCTTGCGGAATTGGAAAAGCAAGGATTGGAAAACGCGGAGGCACAGCGGGAGTACGCCAATATAGTGGCGCTGTTAAACAACGCGGTTCCGGACCTTAACATCAAGCTGGATGAGCAAACGGGGATCATAGAAGGTGGCGCGGGCGCGTTATGGGACACCGTAAATGCGTGGAAAGAGGCGGCACTTGCACAGGTAAAATACGCGGCCGGCATGGAGTACTTGACGGCGCAAGCGACCGCGCAATATGCCCTGGAAAAAGCGGAAAGGGACCTTATTGACGCGGTATTAGCGCGCGAGGAGGCACAAAAACTCCTAAACGCAGCCATGGAGGACCAAAGCGCCGTAACAGACGCAATAGTGTCAGGCCTTGACGACCAATACGAAACGCTTAACAGGCTGACAGACGCGGTTGTATCGGCCGAGTACGAAGAGGAACGACTTACAAAAGTTCGCAACGACGCGGCCACGGCGCTCGACGAAGCGACCACAGAAGCGCAGAAATACGAAGACGTCTGGCGAAACGCCATAGGAATAACGAATCAAATTGTTGATAAAACCGAAAACCTCAATGAATCGTTAGCAAATCAAGCGGACACGCTGCGCAAATATGCGGATGCAGCGAAAAGCATCACTACAGAACTTAAAAAGTTTGAATCAGCGCTTAAAGAGCAAAGCAAAGAGGGCCAGCTATCACTCGACACAACGCTAAGTCTTATAGATGCAGGCTATGGAGCGGCGCTTGCAATAAACGCAGAGAGCGGCGCTGTCACTTTAAACAAAGACGCATACATTGAGCTTATGAATGCCAAAACGGCAGAACGCAAAGCAACACTACAAGAAGCGATACGCGAAGCGTCAGCCCTGGCGATGGACAAGGAACGTATCGCAGCGGAAATGCTGGCCAAGGGGTTATATGGCTTAGCACAAGCCAGACTGGTAGAGGCCGCTGCCGCCAACGCTGAAGTAGCGGGACTGGAAGCCGGCCTCGCGGCAATAGAAAAAGCCGCGACACAAATCAAGATATCCGGAGGCTCAGGTGGCGGCGGAGGTGGCGGAAAAGCCGCAAGCGCAAGCGCTCAACGAGAACGCGAAGAAAAAGAAAGGCTTGATGCGGAGAAAAAGGCTGCAGAAGAGCTGGAAAAGTCAATAGAAAAAGCGGTTACAGCTGTAAAAACAGGATATTTGACACTGCAGGAAGCGGCGGAGGTTTTCGGCGTTAATCTTGAGCAGATCACAGAAAGACACTCTCTGGAGTCTTTGTACTCAGAGCAAATGCAGGGCGCAATAAAAGCCGTCAGGAGCGGTACGACGTCGGTGTTTGACGCTATGAAACAATATAGCGTTGAATATGATGATCTGATTAAGGCGCTCGAATCATACAACGGCAACATGCGCAAGCTCTACGACGAGCAACGCGACATGATAGACTACCAATACAAAATGGGCAAAATCTCCGCGCAAAACTACTACGATGAGTTAACCAAGCTGCGCGACAAATATCTTGAGGAAAACAGCCAAGCGTGGCGATCGGCCACGGTCGAACTCAACAGCATATATAAAGATATGGCAGAAAAACAGGCGTCAGCGTTAAATGCCGCTATGTCAAAGCAACAGACAGCGCTTAAAGAAAATCTCGAAGCACGGAAAAAGCTGATACAGGAAGAGCTAGACCTTGAGAAAAAACGCCTGAATGCGATTAT